TCTGACGCCCCGATTTCGGTTGCGGCATGACTCATCGCGCCAGCAAGGGTCCGGTGGAACGTTAGCGCGTAAGACTCGGTTAGCACAATCCATTCAGCATTGCGCCGAAAGATTTGTACGTTCATTTGTCACAGTTAAAGATATGATGCAGTCTTTTGAATTCATGAATTGGTGTTGAAGTAAGGATGCTGACCTCTACATTGCAGCGTAATGCGTTGATAACTTGTCGCTCCATGTAATCCATGTTGGATTCATAAGTGACCTGTTCAACTGCAAGCGGCTTGTCATCTATATCAAATGTTGTAAACCGCGTTATTGCCAGAGGGCAGTGTTCGTCAACGATGTGACAGTAATGCAGATGAACGTTTTTAGTCCCCATCGCTTGGGCTGAAGAGTTCGTTGAATACGGTGGCGACAAGGCTTTCAGCCTGTTGCCTATCCAGACCATAGCTGGATCGACGACGAACCTTCGTAACAGCTTTGTGAAAATCATTCGTGGTCAAACCCAAGTGATTCGGTGGTTGCATCAGGCGTTCACGGATCAAGTCTGACCTGTGGATACCTTTTTCTTTGGCTTCAGCAGAAAGGCTTTCGACTAGCTCTTCTGGGAGAAGGGTTTCAACTTTTTTCATCAAAGAAAGAGGGGGCTCTGCGCCCCCAGTAAGACGACAAGTGATTTGAGCAAAAGCTAGTCTTGCCAAGACTTCTTAAGCACAGCAAGAATATAGTCGCTGCGTGACTTGTAGACAGACCTTTTGTAAAGGTTGTCAAGGTGTTCACGCTCTTCAGGCGTCATGCGAATGGGCACAACAACCTTGCTTCGTACGTAGCCTTTTTGAAGATCTTCTTTCATTTGTCTGACATAGCAAAGTGAAGGCCGTTAAAGACTCCAGTATTTATGAAAGGATTTTTTGCGTAAGATTTCAAGACAACAACATCTTTTTGAATAAAGAGGTTGAATGCAGAGGAGGAACAGAGTCGATAGAAAGCCATGGAATTAGTGGGCCTCCTTGTAGCTTTGCACTTTAGCTTCAGGTCACGATAAACGATGGGACTCTTTTGTCCGTGGCTAACGGTTCCGCTGCAATCAGATCCTTTTCTAATCAATGAGAAGAAGTCTTTAACAAGATTGTAGTCTTGGCTGGATTTTAAAAGCAGCGTTCCAGCGGCGCGTTCACAGGAATTGAGGCTGGTAGATCCATATTGTTCGTCAATCCATTCAAGTTCTTCGTACAGATGATTGTGCATCATTGTTACTTGATGACGAACCATTGGACTGGTAGGCCTGACGACGTTTCCATCCTGCCAACAAGTGATGAGCATTAAGCAGGTGGAGCCAACCGTTCTGGAAATCTTGTGACCAGCAATGGTGAGACGGTCATGAAGTTCTCTTTTGGAGCCGCAGTCAAGGTTCTGTCTTGAGTCGTTCGGCATATTTCTGGCGACCCAAAACACTTGGGCGAGTCCAGTTTTGACGACAGCGTTGAGGCGATGTTGTCCTTGAATGAGATTGCCGTCTTCGTCAAAGGCGATTGCGTCAGAAGTAAGTGTCCAGCTGTTCTGGCGCATCTCCTCCTCGTACCGCTTAACGACTGTGGGGCGGAGCTTGCGGTTGACGATGTTGGCGCGGAGGTACTGAGCCGCGATTTCAGGAGTAACTACCTCCTGATTCATTGTTGCGTTTGGGCAGAAACCTGGATGTTCCACGGGTGGAATGAACTAATTACTCCTGAAAGCTACTGGCATCATGTGATAAGCACTGACGCTTTGTGACACTACTAATGGTGTCACGCCTTATCACGAAGCTTTACGTGACTTCTTGGCTGGCTTTCGTTTTGCTGGCGGTCTCGCCTTCCTCAGCGCCCTAGCGCGTGACCGCTCCGTTGCCGCATCAAGCGCTTCTTTCCGGCCTGGCGGTTCTGGTACGTCACCGAGTTTCAAAATTTCAGTCCAGTTCATCTCTCGCGCGTATAGATGCAAAATATGTCCCCACGCTCCAAAAGCTAGTCAGGCCAATGGATTTACATGGGGACAGGGGGTGGGGACAATTAGATTTGTCCCTGTTCTTCTTCGGTGAGTTGAATCTCAACCGCTCCATCCATCAAAGGGGGACATAAAGGCGTGTCCCCATCCTGTTGTCCCGCACCAGAAACCGCTCCATCACTGGCTTCTTTAGTCAAAGGGGACACGCTCCAACCCTCTCCACGCGCGAGATTAGCTCTGTATTGTTTGGAACGGGAACCTTCTGAGACGCTTGAGACGATCAGCTGTTGAGCTTCCAGCCTTTGGAGCGTTTTCTTGATTGCAGCTGGAGAGCCAGCAACCAGTCGATCTGCAATGAGATCGGTTTTGGTGCGTGACTCGGGATAAGCAGTTCTCAGGCGGCTAAGCACTCTGCCCTGCACAGAGGATGGGGCGTTGTCATCGGGATCCATCTCAGGAGTGAAGTCAGCGATGTAGAAGTCCAGGTCATCGCTCTGTCCAAGAATCAAATGCGTGCCAGACCGTCCTGAGCGGCTCTTCTCCACTTCAATCAACCGTTCATGAGGCTGAAGCTGCTGTTGCTGCTTGGAGCGCTTCTGAGGGTCGCTTTCAGGGCGTTTAAGGCTCCAGGTCTCATCTACTGCGTCACGGATGGCTGAAGTGCCCCGGAAGCCACCGTTCTTGTTGGCGTGGTGAATGATGAGGATTGTGGTGGCTGGAAACAAGTCACCGTTGTTCTTGGTTAGCCAATACAGCGGAGTGGCGAAGTCAGACTTGTTCTCGTCGAAAGCGCGTCCACCAGAGCAGCCAATCAGAGAGTCAATGACGACCAGCTTTGGCTTATGTGTCTCCATAAGCTTGATGAACTGTGCGTAGCGCTGAAGTTGCCAGTCGGTCTGAATGAAGGTCTGATCTGTAATGGGGAAGTCAGCTTCAATCAGCTGCTCTTTGAGTTGAATCAAAGGCTGATCGCCATTCAGCAAGAGGACAGGCCCTTGTTGGATTGGAACGTCAGCGCCACGAACTTTAAAGGGCTTGCCGCTAACGATGTGCTTTGCAAGCGCCCAAGCGGCAGTTGACTTGCCGTCACCACCAGCGCCGTAAATGAGGATGACTGAAGGGTGAGGCAGGACATCAGGAATGAGATAGCCACGCTTCTCATCCAGCTCCATCAGCTTCTCCACAGTCATCAGCGATTGTGCTTTTTCATATGCGATCTGATCAACAATCAGCTTTTCAAGAGCAGTTTGATCGCGGTAACCCGCTTGGAGCGCAAGAGAGTTGAGCTTGTAGTTGACTTCAGCTGGGTTATCAAGCTTGAGGATCTCAAAGGCGCGTTTGATGACCTCTTCGTAGTCCAGGGTTGACTGCCTGTACTCCTGAACCTGCTTGTCTTCAGCTGATTTAACTGCTTTAGCTAGGTCTTCTGAAAACCGATGACGGTGAGGGTCTTCAAGATCAGCCAGGTGGATCAGGGTGCCAAGGCCAACACCGTTGCCTTTGAAGGAATGCCAGATGTGCTCACAAGGGTTGTCGTCTTTCCACTCATCCTCGAAGTCTGGATCGTCTGAAGACCAGGAAGACCACAGCATCATTCCTGCTTCTGTAGGCAGAGCAGAGTTAATGGCCATTCCGATTTTGACCCAGTGATCGCGAGATCCTTTGCCTTTATTCGGGATTACGTCAAGACAGTCCTTGATGATCTGGAAGATCTCGTCGTCCGTGCGATCAGAGAAGTCAAGATCACGCTTAATGATGGTCTTAGGCGGTTCACGCATTTCAGCGAGCAACCAGTCTGGAGCGACAGGAATGCTGTTGAGGTCACCTTCAAACTTGTACTCCCCAGGCTCAGAGTTATCACCACCGGGGTAAGCGCCAAAGATGACACCCTGCTTTTTTGAGTTCCAGAGAATCTCGTAGTCCTCTTTACCGAGGCCGCGACCCTTGACTTCTTTCCACAGTTTTTCTGGAACGCGGAAGATGAACTTGGCAGCGTTCTGCTTGGTTGAGGTAACCATTGGAGCGCCAGCAAGGGACTCACCCCATTGCTTCATGCAGCGCTTGAGATTGCGGTCAACGTCAAGGAAGACGATGCCGTTGCCGCGAATGCCAGTAAAGATGCCAACGGCCTTGAGGTCGTTGTTGCGTTGGAGCGCTAAGGCAACATCGGCGGGACCAAACTTTTGATCAAAGCTGGCTTTCAGAGGTTGTTTGCCACAAAAGCCACGCTTTGCGTTTTTGGCGTGGATCGGAGCATAAACAAGCCCTTCGGGGAGAGCCTTGACGAAGTCTTGAAGCGTCATGTAAGATTAGAACGACGTAAGAAACAAAACCCGGTCTGCCCCTTGATCTCCAGGGCAGGTCGGGTCTTTTTTTATCCTACCGGAGGTTGACTGTACGTCAATCCCGGCTTACAGTATTGAGGCGTCTACATGAGACGCGACACTTACCGAGACACACACCGTGAAAGTTTCCGACGACTTTTTGGCAACACTCAGTCCAGAGTCTGAAAGCGCCTCAACAGATCTTCCGTACCTCCGTCCGAACAAAATCGAACTAGGCAAGCCTGCCGTCTTTGCTCTTCTTGAGGAAGATCCTTTGGAATATTGGCTTGTATGGGGTACACCTAAAGAGGGTGGCAACAATCAGCCATTCCGCTTTCTCGAGAAGCCCTCTGACGAGGACATTGAGCTAGAGCTGGGTCGCGACTTCACCAGAGCGTTGAACTACGAGAAAACTGCTGTTGACAGGCCATACAAGTGTTTGACTTGGCCTGTTTACAACTGGTCAAAAAAACGTGTTGAAGTTTTTGAGATTAGTCAGATTTCAATCTCTCGTCAGATTGTTGGTTATGCCTTGGAGAAGTCTTACAGCAAAAACTTTCTTGACTGGGACTTTAAGTTGCAGAAAGGCAACGTTGGCGGCAAAACCAAGTACGACCTGATGATCATCCCTCGCGATGAGGATGAGAACGACGATATTCAGATGGCAAAAGATTGGAAGGCTGCTCAAAGGGCAGGCTTTGACCTGAATCGTCTGATTACTGGCGGCGATCCTTTTAAGGAAGGCTGATGGACCTCATCAGAGAGTTCATGCAGGAGTGCGTGAAACACGATCAACAACCTGTTTGGGTCGGTCCTGACCTTTACTGCGACCTTTTAGAGGTTGGGATGATCACCTTTGACAAGGAAAGTCAGCCTTTCTTCCATGGTCACGAGCTGCGTGTAATCCCGGAAATGTCTGTGGAATACAAGTTTGCTGGTGCGTGAAGGGTTCAGTGGGCATCAATTTTGTGTAAGTCCCACTGTCACCTCCAACCTCCCGAGCCTCCATGCACCAAGTTCCCAAACGGAAAGGCCTTGCTGAAGTCAAGCGCCTTGTCGCCCACAAAGAAATGCTTGTCGCTGAGGTCGTTTATGACCCTATCGGTGAGTACAAAGATGTGGAAACCCTCTGCTTCCTCAATAAAAGCAAGCAACTTTGGATGCTTGATCAACTTGAGGAAGGCGACCAAATCGGTATTGAGTTGCCATTAAAGCCAGGCCGTGGTGTAGACCCAGTTACCTGGGCACTGCCTAATCACGATCAGCCTGAGTCTTTAAAAAAGCTAGTTCCAACCATTAACGAAGCGGTAGTTGCAATTCCATTGCAGCAGCCAGCTGCGGTAAAGGAGGAAGCTTCTAATTTTGATTCAGTTGAGCTAGTTGGTTGCAAGAGGATCTCAGGTCGTCTTCGCGACCCTCAGACTCAAAAGGCTTTCGAGCAGTTGATGGAAGATCGCCAAGTCAATCAGACTGAAGCGATTGAAATCGCCGTTCGCCATGGCTTACTGAAGCTGGGCTATCAAGCGTGATTTTGTAGCGGGGGCCTTGCGCCCCCTTTCTTTGCATGTAAGTTAGTGTCGGGTAGATGCGTCTATGGAACCACCCAAGACAGTTACGACATTCATGGAAGACGGCTGTGTCTCCGTGACTGTTGGTCATCTGACTGGGGTGGTTTCTAGCGCTCACCTTATAGAACCCAAAGAAAATCAACTGCGTCAACGTTGGCTGCAGGAAAACGCCATCAATGACGATTGATCCACAAGACGCCCTAGCTTCACTGCGTCAATGGCAGCTGGAGCAAGACAACTCAGGCAGATTCCGTGTTTACAGGGATCAACACGGGCAGATTTACCACTCTGTCACCCATATCCTGAAGAACACGGCCCCTCAATCACAGAAGGATGCTTTGGAGCGTTGGTCACAGCGAGCTGGCAGTGCTTTGGAGCGTGACCTTGCTTGTAACCGTGGCACCGTTGCTCACGAGCATTGTGAATATGTTCTCAAGACCGCAGCTAAGTTGGCTCGACAGAGCGCTAACAAGAAGGGTTCATGGAAGGTCTGGGATGATGGATTGGCTCGACCTCCTAAGGCAATCACTAGCTGGGCACTCAAGAAAGCGAAGGAGAGTTCGCCAAAGGTTGCATGGCCAGCCCGTGAGTACGCCAGAGGTCTATCCGACTGGTTGGTGAGTGGAAGCGTAATGGCCATTCATGCCAGTGAGTTCAGCGTCAGCAGTGACGAAGGGTTTGCTGGAACGGCAGACGCTTTGATTGACACACCACTAGGTTTAACGATCTGTGACTTCAAGACCACCAGCCGTGGGACTGACAAGCCAGAAGCGTGGCTGAAGGATCATCAGGACCAGCTCGGTGCTTACAGCTTGGCATTACGAGAACGAGCTGGGATCCGTGTTGACGCTGGAGCGGTGGTGATTGCGAAGCCGAACGGTAATGTGCAGCTGAGGATGCTGTCTGAACTTGAGATGAGAGGTTGTGAAGCCAGGTGGACTGAACGCAATAATCTTTACAAGGAGATGCTGCTGAGCGGAGAAGTTATGTAGTGGAGGAAGCGTTTGATCTGTTGTATCGGGGTAAGTGCAACGTTTGGGTTGCAGCAAAAAAAGCAGGCGTCTCACCGGAAGAGATGAAACGCCTGTTTAGAGGTTATGTAGCGGAGCGTCCAATCAATGTGAACGATCCAGATGTGTGGCTAGGAGACGTGGAGCTAGGTTGGCCCTGGGTCTGAAATGCACTCTTCCATGGCTCTACGTTCGTAGTGCCGCTTCAAGCGCAGGCAATCATTGGCGCGGACGAAGTTGCCCTGTTGTTCAAAGATGACTGCCCGAGCTGCTTCATAGCGAATAGCAGTTGGGAGAAGGTCTGTTGGAACGCGGGTTCCAGCAGCGGAGTAGCGGTTGCCATTGAGTTTGGTGCTCATGATGCGAACGACCAAAGAGGCCGGGGCAGTTGGGCCAAGTATTCGAGAACTTTTTGGAACGTAAGCGAATACGTTTCGCCATAGTCAGCGAAGACTTTGCAATCAGTTTCGCTACGGATCAAGATCGTGTCAGGTTCACCATCACGTTTGTAAGGATCTTCCGTTTGAATCAAGATGAAGGGATCAGTGCCCCATATATCTGAAGTAGAGCCAGGTTGTGGTCCAGCGGTCCAGCTCAAGATGACTGGATCATATGGACGCAACTGCTCTTCAAGATGTTTGAGCGTTGGAGCGTAGGTTTCGACGATGTTCATCAGTATTGAGGCGTTGGGTCAAAGTTGAGTTCGTTTTCAAGCTGAGGGATGACTTCATCCTCCAGAAGAGATCGCATTGAATGGGTCAGGTGTTCATCCATTTGATGACGCCTGTCTTCACGAGCGATAACACCTTTGAGGATGTCAAGAGCGCGTTGGATCTTTTTGCACTCATATTCTTGAACTGGTTTGTAGTGGTACGGCATCACCATTCGACCTCTTGAATAAGTTGATTGAGAGTTTTGAGGGATTGAAGGCTGGAGAGCTGACGTTGACCGTCGCTGAGACCCTTCTGCAAGGCTTCTGGATCGGCAGTACGGACAACTTGCTCCATTTCCTTCTGAACAAGCTTGAAGCAGAACTCAATACGTTCTGCGGGGTTGTATCCCAGGTGGTTTGATGCTCTGGACTTCTGGCTGCCAAGGATGAGGCAGAGAAGTTGGTTGATGGAGCGGTCGCAGTCTTGGCGGGTGATCATTTGAGGTTGCGGTTACGTTCAGCGGCGTCAGGGATCGAGTCCAGGTAATCCTGGAACTCGGCCTGACGTTCTCGTTCTTCGATCTCTTCGTCTGACAAGGGCGGCCAAGGCTCTTGATATTCGGACGGAAGCAGATCGTCGATGTCGTCTGTGCGGATGATGGTCATGCGGGTTCTCCGGTGAAATAAGCGAGGCAGGCTTCGACTGAATCCCTCACAGCTTGGACCTGTTCCAGGTCGTCCATCTGGTGAGCGATCGTGCTTGCCAGGTTCTTCGCTTCTGCTGATTTTTCATCGCTTGTTGCTCTAATTGCTAAGAGCAAGGCGAGTGATAAAGCAGCTGCGTGAGTTTTGGGTTCGTAGGGTTGAGGCATGGTTTTGAAACGGTGTGAGACAAACGTCTCAGAACTTTTGAGACAGGCCACCCATACGGGCAAGCCTTTCGTATTCACGGATTAACCGTGCATAGTCTTGAACGTTGCCGTCGGTGTAGGCGTCAATCAGCATCTGGCGGGTCATACGCATAAGAGCGTCACGATCCTCCAGGCTGATCATTGGAACGGGATCCGCGTCGATCTTGTGATCTTCAATTTCGCGGGACTGGTCTGCCTCATCCACGTCACGGTATGCAGTGGCGCGACTGAGGTTGTATTTCCGTTGAAGTGTTGAAGACACGTCAGCCTTGCGGAGTCCTAGGTCTAAAAGGCGCTTGGCATGTTGCTGATGCGCTGCTTTTTGTTCATTGGAGCGTTTCATCAGTAAAGGTCGGAGCATTGACCTGACAAGGTGTCAGGGACGTTAGGGCGGTCAGTCATTTCAAATTGAACGCCAGGATTTTGCTGTTTGGCGTCACGGAGCATCGACTGTGCCAAGTGCTCAGGGCATTTTTTGCCTGAATTCAGGTCGGGGATGACGTTGTAGATCTCCCAAGGTTCAAAGGTGCCGTTTTGTCGGGGCGCTGAACCCCATATAAAGAATGAATAAGCCATTGATAGGGTTGGTGTTGTTGGAGCGGAGCAGGGCTGACCCTTGACTCCTGTCTTACAATACAGATCATTCAGGGAAACCGCAAGCGGCTCATTCATGACTCAGCCAACTAAGACCATTCATTTCTGTGCCGACGAGTGGATGCTGCTGCTAGAGGCGCTTCACGTCTATAAAGACACCAATGATGGCCGTAAGGTCGCTGGTCGCCTTAATTGGGTCAGAGCCAAGCTGGAAGACTGTCGGGCTGAGGAATGCTTGATCCGGCTCAGCGCATAAAAAAAGCCCCGTTAGGGGCTCAGGAAACGTATGTTGTCTCGCAAGTGTCCTTGGCCTTGAATCGCTCCCAGATGTCTTCCGCATAAGCCGCACTCAACATACGGCTCTTTTGGATTTTGCCATCCTGTGAGCTGAATTCACAAAGCCAGACTCCATTCTCAGCCCAGCTGGGCCGATAACAAAGCCATCCTTTCTTTTCAGGTATAAAAACCTGAAAGCGAAAAACGTTCTGAAAAACCTTAATGATCATGATTTTGGAGCGGTGGATTTAATGCCGCAATGCTTTACCACCAACTGGCGGTAAATCTCGCGGGCGTTCTCATTCAGATTTTTAGGCTCACCCAGGCAGGGACTGGGGCGGAACTTAATCCGCTCCAACTGCCCGAACTTGCCATAAATCTCCCCCCACATTCCGTCATGCCAAAGCATGGCGAAAACGTAGTGAGCCTCGCAGATGTCGAAACGATCAAAATACATAGGGAAAGACCCGGCTATTAAGCCGGGCTGCTTAGTGGAGCGGGTGAAGCGATGAAGTAATAGTGATCGTGATCGAAACCACAGGCCACTAAAACCATGTCCTGGCGATATGGCCAAGACTTCAACAGCGCAAGCGCTGCCGCTTTGGCGTTCTCCAGGCCATCCAAGCTGTGATCCCAAGAAAGGGTCACGCGCTGAGTCTGCTCACTGTCTCGCTTATGAACCGCCGAGATCCGGGCGTCCCGATGATCGGTCGGCCCGTGATACTTGGTGCGGATCAATGGTCCCTGTAGAAGTTGCATTAACCGCGATCCCTTGACAGCATCATCAGCCGATGATCTTCAGGCTGTTCGACGTTGTAACCGTCAAACCACTGACCAGAGACCCGCGTCTCTGGATCGTTGCAATGCTCCTGCGCCTGCTCAAGAGTCAAACCGCAGTAAATAACGCGATTGGCTTTGTTTAGGTGTGGAGCGTAAAACCGAATGATGGAATAAGTTTGCATGATAAAAAGCCCGGTTAATCCGGGCTCAACGTTTCGAGCTTGTGGGAATAGTTGGGGCGGATCCTGGCAGCGTAGAAAAGAAGCCTTTCGGCTTCCTTCCTGCTGCGCGGGGTTCCGTAAGTCACCCAACCGAGGCCCCCAGATTGTGGGATGCCTCGCCAGACTTGTACTAGGTAACTCATCAGCGGATCACCCGGACGTATGTCTGAGTGCCGCTGTGGCTGTGACTGGTGCGGTTATCGGCTGGCTGATAGAAAAACAGCCAGACTGAAGCAGCAGCAGTTAACGCGATCAGTGAACGCGTTGCAAACGTTTCGAGCGTCATCACTTGGACTCCGCTTTAGCGTCTGCCTCGCGGTTGAGATCGGTCAGCATCGTGATGATGCGATCCCGATCCCAGCGTGTGAGCCGGTCGGTCAGATACTTCTCAACCGCCTCTGTCACAGCACCGTAGGGAACTTCCAACGTCACGCTGTCGCCTGACGTTTCACAGATCGCAACGATGCGACCGCCGCCGATCTCCACACGGCCAACAGTAACTGTGTGGGTCGTTTGTGTCTTGGTTTCCATTAGTAGAAATCAGTAGATGGGTTTAGCTTTTTGCCACTTAGTGAGAGCGCCGCTGTGAAGCGCTGAGTCGGTCTCGCACGTTGCCAGCGCTGACAGGTTGGACCCGTGCAGGCTGCGCTTGAGGCTGAATCGCTCTCAGTGGTGGCTATGAAGTTTTCAAGGTTCTGAAGTGGGGTAAACAGTTTGCTCCTGACCCTTTGTCAGGCATGACCGCACAAACCAGAGCCCTAGTGGGATGGGTGGCCGCTGGCCACTGTCGGGATCCTGTTTACCTTACCAGTGTACCACAGAAGTGGTATCAGTTACCAGCGCTGGCGGAGTGAGAAGAACTCTCTCCTCCTTTGCTGATACTAATAGTATAGCACCCCAGTGGGTACACATAGGGGGGTAGTGTGCCAGTTTTTACACTGTCAGACGGCAAGCGGGGAACCTAAACATATATCTGACTAACAGCACTCGTGTAATAAAAAAGCCCCCTAGGGTGGGGGCAGTGGTCTGAAGTTGTGAGCGTGGGGATCAGTCGCCCTTATCTTCGATGGAGATCTTAAGTTCGGGGGCTTGAATGTTGACAGTCTCGACGGACTCACCAATCACCCGTCCAATGGAATCAAGAACTTGGCTTGCGGTTTGCAGCTGCCCCTTCTTCAGAGCCTGATTGAAGAGTTTGGTACGCATGTGCTGCAACCGCGCCAGCATGTTTTCGCGGTCAGCTTTCCAGTCTTCATCGACGATCTTTTTGACATCCGCCCAATCGCGCCAAGCGGTCTGAATTGAGACCTGTTCTTTTTCAGCGTGATCGTAGACAAGAGCTGTTGACGACAGTCCTTCGAGCTGACGTTTATAGAGCCGTCGAACGCGGGCTTGCTTAGCTTCAGTCAGTTCGGGCTGCATTACTGTCTCGACCCTGTTTCTTTGGATAATAACTTGCTGCGCTGCGTTGTGGAACGGTCTGACGGGGGGTAGGGGTTGAAAACCTGTGTAATGTAATAGCCATGAGCACTAAAACAGAGCCTATTAGCCTGCGATGGGCTCAAGGCCAGGTTTATTCGAGCGAAAAGCGCTTTCGCGTCCTGGTTGCAGGCCGTCGATTCGGCAAATCGTATCTTTCATGCGTCGAACTACTTCGTGGAGCGATCAATCGCCCAGGTGAAACGTTCTTTTATTGCGCCCCGACTTATCGGATGGCCAAAGATATTGCATGGAGGGCGTTGAAAAAGCTGGTTCCCAAGGTTTGGATCCACACGAAGAACGAAACGGACCTACGAATCGAGCTAATTAACGGTTCAACGATCGAATTGAAGGGTACTGAAAACGCGATGGCGCTTCGTGGCCGCAGTTTGTCGGGCGTAGTGCTTGATGAGGCGGCATTTATGGATTCGGAGGTGTGGTTTGAGGTAATTCGCCCTGCTTTGGCGGATAAAGAGGGTTGGGCGTTGTTTATTTCGACGCCAGACGGTACAGCTAGTTGGTTTTACGACTTGTGGTGTTATGTCCCAGAGGATGAAACCAACGAATGGCAACGATGGAGCTATACAACGATTGAAGGAGGAAACGTCAGCAAGCACGAGGTCGAAGCAGCCCGCGCTCAACTTGATTCGCGCACGTTCCGCCAGGAATTCGAAGCGTCCTTCGAGAACCTGAC